CTTTCAGTACGTCGTCATCGCCGCTTTCCAGACCCATGTAAACCATGTCCAGACCAGCGTCTTTGAGCTGTTTCAGTTCTTCCGGTGTTTTGCCCAGGATGTCCTTGGGAGCGCCGTAAACGGAAATGCGTTCCACTTCGGGGAAGTATTCATGGCATTTGTCCAAGATATACAGCAGATCCTTTGTTTCACAATCAGTGCGTCGCCGTCTGCCAAAAAAGATACGGCGCACTTTGATATGGCTGTAGTATTTTCTAGCCATTTCCAAATCTTCCGCCACTTCTTCCAGAGGACGGATACGGAATTTCTTATCCTTATACATATTGCAGAATGTGCAGGTGTTTCTGGCACAGCCAATGGTCAGCTGAATGATCAGGCTACCCGCCTCACTGGCGGTCTGTAAACGGTTCCTTCATATCGCATCAAACATCTCTCCTATTCTGTGTATCGTCGTTCATATCATTTTATTATACAGGCAAAACGGGGATTTTATCAATACCCATTTCTTCCATTTGACAATGCGTCGATTTGAAGCTGCTCCCCTTTCGATTATCCTAGGATAATCGCTTAATAAGGTTTTCCAAAATCTTTTTCGTCGTCCAGACCGCAGTTCTTCAGCAATGTGTTCTTGGAAACAGTGTTGAAGGACCATTTTCTGCTGTCGGTTTCAATGACAACGCTGCCGCTGTCGCATTCCACAAAGTGGTTCTTCTGTTGAACTGGAATTCAACAACGATGGTGAAATTTCCAAGATCATCGTAACAGACAGCAGCTACAACAGCGGTACAAAACGCGTGAAAGGCACAGCTTCTTTGGATGGCAGCAAGATCAAGATCGATGGCAAATCCTACAGCTGGGATTCCAAGACTTATATCACCAGCAGCAGCTTCACTATACCTTTTTCTAAAGAAATATTTTTATAGTTACTCATATTCATTCTCCTTATAGTAAAATTCCTGATTCATTATCTGTTGAGTCCAGTACAAAGTACATTTTACCTGCACTGTTCTCTGCTACCTTACCGTCACTTGATGCTACAAGCATCTAGATGCATTTTCTCGACAGTTAAAGCGATTTGACATTAAGGTTTCAGGTAAAGGTAGTGACACAGTTGATAAGTTCTTTTCAACAAGCAGTTCATCAGCACTTACAAACACCTAGGAAAGGCTTAGTTGCCTTTGCTACTGTTGCAGTACCGTTTGCACCAACAGTAACAAGCACATTCTGTTCTCCCTCTTTTAGAGTAAGCAAAAGTGGGATTTCAAGTACAACAATGGAGTCTATTGTAAAGACACTTTCTATTAATGAGCTTTGTGAACTTAGAAATGTGTATCAGGACAGAGCAAGTGAAAGGCTCATCCTTTTCAAGACTTTGAATGTATGAAAGCAGTTTTACCTTTTCATCTTTATTAAGGGTAACTTGCTTTTCGCTTTTTAGGCACTTAATAATATCTTCCATAAAATTCTCTCCTTTTAAAAATGACTTAATTACACCTGCTTTTTTCTGTGATGGTACTGCCACAAAGCTCCATTCATATGCATCCTTTACGCCGGTTAATTCACCGTAACAAAGAGTATCACCGTAATATTCACCTTTATGATGATTGCACATTGATGAATTGAATGTGGTAGGGCATATAGAGAAAGTGTGGTTAAGGACATTATGCGACTTTCTCTAATTAGCAAAAGTGGGATTTCAAGTACAACAATGGAGTCTATTGTAAAGACACTTTCTATTAATCCGGTTAATTCACCGTAACAAAGAGTATCACCGTAATATTCACCTTTATGATGATTGCACATTGATGAATTAATAGGATTACCACAAATTGAACACAAGGTGCTTTCTACACTACAACCGACACTTACTTCCTTTAGAATTCCTGTTTCCAGCTTACTGATAAAGTCCTTGGTACTTTCGGTTTTAGGCACATAGGCTTTTGCTATAAGCCTAAAGTACTGATCACCTGTTATGGTGACTTCACCCTCAACTGCCTGTACCTCAGTTTTGTAAATTCTTGCAAGTTGGTTTTCAGCCTTTGGTGAATGGTCCATAATACCGGTTTTACCTACAAAAAGTTTTTCAAGTGCAAAAAGACTTTCCACAGTAAACCTTTCATAGTCCCTATCAACTTCATTGTCACAAAGTACAACAGAAAATGTATATACTTCATCTTCCGTTAAGTCACTTCTTGTGTAGGTATTTATAAGGGCAATATCCTCAGCTAAATTTTCATTTGATTTAATTACTAAACCTTTCTTCATACAGTTTCTAAAATACCCTCCTCACTTTCTTTAACGCCAAACTCTCTTTCAATTTCCTTTTCAATTTTTAAGGCATTTGCCTTGTTTAGTCTTGCCTCAGAAAGTAGAACAGATTGTAGCAAAACTTTCTGTACCACCATTTTTGCTTGGTTTAAGTTGGAGTACTACTGAAAGAATGAGTAGCCAACAAGCTGATATTCTTACAAGTGAACTTGAGTGTTACAGAGAAATTTTAAATCCTGTAATTGAGAGAATAGCAAGGGTATATTTAAGTTTAAATGGTATTGATGAAAAGGCTTTATTGACACATCACCTACCGAAACAAAGTCACATACACTGTTTTTGTTACGCATAACCCTTGACCATTCATCGGCTATTTGTTGTGCATTTTCTCTTGTATAAGCTGATGAACCACTGTTGCTGTCAGGCTTATATGTAACTGCAAATCTCACATTGCCCACTCTATCCCAATTCTGTCCCAAAGCATTGAAAATCTTTAACAGAATACCACTTACAAATGGCAAACCTCTTAGGATTGACACACCTCTACTTCTGCCTGACTCAGGGTTTAGCATTGATGTTACAAACAAATCTTGATAAGGAAGTTCCTCATTTATGCCTTTACTGTTGCTACACACCACAAGGTTAAGAGGACTGTCCTTTTCAATCAGTGTTACATCCCTAGGGTCGGTGTTGTACAATGCTCTAATATTTTTTCCGTCACTTGTTAAAACAATTTCTGCTACTGCCTCACCATAAGTCAGTAGGTTATCAAAGTAACAAGAAATAAAGTTATACATACCCTTATTACCTTGACACACATCAACATTTCTAAAAAAATCATCAACCATTGCCTTAGTTTTTTTGCTTTCACAATCTACAGAAAATGTACCTAATAGCCTATTGATTTTACAAATTGCTGCATCAATAATGGGCAAAGCCTCTCTAAGAGAAGAATAAAGGTCAAGCTCAACTTTGGTTAATGGACTGTATGAACCTACAATATTAAATCAATGTGATGAACTGTCATTTTGTGGAGCAGAAAGTATAGAAACTTTTTCCTTAACTTTTCTTTTTCTAAATATACCCATAACTCTCCTATCTTCTGGTAGCAAAAGCTATGAAACCACTTTCACTATTCAGAATTGTTGTTACAAAATATCTAATATCGTCCATTGCATGGTCATTCTCCTTTATCGGACAATCGTTACCACCTCTTTCGTCCCAACGGTAAAGGGAAAATTCTCTCATAGAGTCTGTACAGTTGGAACATATTTTAATTTTATTTTCTTTTAGTGCAGTAGATACTTTTCGGATACCGTCAAGTACATTGTTCCTTGCCGGTACAACATTGAACCTCTTGTGTCGCTTTATTGTTTCAATGAAGCTTGCTGCTGAGGGGTCAACTGTAATGGATGATAGGTGTCTGTTACCTATCAACTTTTCAAGTGAAGAATAATGTTCTTCATCAGTTTTTTGATAACCCTCAACTCTGGAATTAAAGTAGTATTCATCAATTCTGTACCAAGTATCTTGGTACTTACCCCAAAGTCCAAATGATGCAGGATTTACCGTACCATAGTCGCAAGAAACTGCATATTCACTAAACTTAACCTTAGGCACATCACAGTAAGCGTTGCCTTATCCATAAATGGATAAACTGCACCTGTTGTTGCAACCCACCTACCCTTTACAAATCTTTCATAAAATGCACCGGTGTACAAACTCTGATACCTATGAATCATTCCTTTACTTAAAGATGGGTTATCCTCCATTTCAAAATGAAGGTACAATGCATTTTTCATTTTGCATTTCTTTATCCACTCACAATAAAACCAATGACCCGGATACTCAGGGTTACAGTTAAACCAAAACTTACTGCCCTCAACAGAACATCTTGCAAGAGACTGTTCAACAAATGACCTAGGCATAAGAGCCACTTCATCAAAGAACACACCTGCCAAAGTGATACCTTGAATAAGTGATGCTGACATTTCATCTTTACCACCAAAAAGGTAAAACGATTTACCATACCCTTATACATAACTTCAAGAATGTTCTCACTTTTCTTTAGGTTAGTTTCAAAACCTAGGTCGGTTAAGTTCTTTATTAAAGGTGTTATTACATTTCGCTTTAGACTTCTGATTGTTTTGCCACACATTGCAAAGGACATATTGTTAAAAGTGCTAAAGGTCCATGCAACAAATGAAATTGACATACAAAAAGGCACTTGAAAAGCTACAAAATTACCTTGACGGTGAAAGTCAATGTGTACCGTTTTATGAGGCTTTGGAAAAAGGTGCAAAGGCTTTAGGTGACAGTAATGAGTAGTTACAAACCATTTTCTAAAAAGCAAATGAAAGTCCTTACTTGGTGGTGCAGTAATTCTGCCGATAAAAGTAAAGATGCAATTATTTGTGACGGGGCAGTTAGAAGTGGCAAAACCTTTTGTATGTCAATTTCATTTGTTGCATGGACCTTTAGCACTTTTAACAGCCTCATAAAACGGTACACATTGACTTTCACCGTCAAGGTAATTTTGTAGCTTTTCAAGTGCCTTTAGTCTGTCAAAAAATTTAATTTCCATTGCACCATCCTTTGGTTTCTTAATTTCAGAAATCATAAATAAATTCATATTCTGCAAATCTTCTTTAGTGACCTTTTCTTCTGTTACAAGTGAAATACAATCGGCAAT